GTGGACTTTCTTTAAACTGCCATATATAGTATCTAGTTCTTGCAGTTACTACATTACTATATTGCTCTGGTAAAGCCATCGTATCTCCATGAGCATCTAAAGCTGTAGGTTTTGTAAATGCATAAAAATGCACATTATACACTTTATCAGGTATAGGACTTAATCCAAATTTTCTACTATCTGGAGATTTAATTACAAATTTAGGTTCACCATATGCTTGTGTATCTGCATCATCTATATTTTCACTATCTCTATAATACCTTCTCCAATCTGCAAGTGTTAAAAATTTTAATCCTTTAGAAACATAAGGGCTTGACTCACCACTTACATTTATTGTTGTTATATAAAAATCATCCCAATCAATAGAAGCAAAGTCTGTAGTAATACTAGAGCTACCATCTTTTAAAGTATAAAATCTTTGTCCGGCTACAGTTGCTATTGTTGTATTACCATAAAAAGGGTCTGTGCCTCCACTTACACCTGCACTAAAAAAAGGTAGTTGTGGTTCTGCATTAGCTATATCAAATATAGATTTATTAACTGCATCTTTAACAAATTTTTGCAAACCTATTGCAGTTGCAAAGTTTGCTGATGTTAATGGTATTTCGTTTAGTTCTCTAAGAACTTCGTTAGTTAAATCTAAATATGTTGTTGCCATTATTTTTTATGTACCTTTTGTATTGCAAAGTTTGCCATTAAACTCGCACCTTTGTGTGGTACAAACTTTCCTTTGTGTTTCATTAATTTAAAACTACCATTTTTTTGTTTCATCCAATGATAGCCTTTCGGTGCTTTAACCTTCATTTTAGTTAGGTGTTAAAGTTTCACCACCACCAGCATACATAATTCTATCATTAGGCGAATGTTTTCCACCATGAGATTTGGTTGCTCTTTCACCACCATACATCATGTTCATTCTGTTTTCGCCACCCATAGCACTAGCTTTTCTAGCAGCTCTTCTAGCTTTTCTAGCTTTTCTTCTGGCTTGACCTTTCGGACCCATTACATTTCCTACTACAGCTTTTGCAACAGCAGCTTTAGGATTTGCTATAGTTCCTATAACTTTTACAGCTTTTTTTAATTTTTTCATTTATTTCTCCACTTTATTTTTTTCGTTATAGTAACCCGGTCTTAAACTTTCGTTATAACCAGCCATATCTTTACACATTTCTTCTTTTTCTTTTAAAGATTTGTAATAAGAAATATTCCCACTAGGTTTTGGATTACCTGTTTCTTGTTGTTCGTATTTATCCATATTTGTCCTTTTAAAAAAGGAGGAGTCCTAAGACTCCCCCAAATGATTATTCTTAATCAATACCGTAGAAAGCACTTACTAATGCTTCAGGTCTAAGAACTTTTGCTCCATAGACATGAAGACCTCTCACGATGTCGCCAAAAGAACTTGGGTCTCTTAGGACTTCTGTTGAAAGGATTGTGTTAGCAGTTGCAGTAGAACTGATATGACCACCCATACATTTACCAGCAGCATTAGTTGTTGAGGCAATGTTGTTAGATTTGTACATATCAAATCCTCTTAGTTTTCCACTAGATACTAAACCATTTCTAATTGAACCTTGACCTGCGTTGAAGTCTACAGATAGCAATTTAGAAGAAGCTTGACCTAATACTTCGTAGAAGTCAGGACCAGCAACGAACCATCTTCCTTCTTCAGGAACATTTTGTTCATCTAATAGTCTTGCCATTCTAGCTAAAACATCGATTGGGTCATGCTCACTAGAACCAAAACCTATGTCAAGGTTACCAGTTCCATCAAATGTACCGGCAGCTAAGTCGGTAGCATTGTCAGTACCTAACACATGGTCAGGTGATGAACTAGAAACTCCTGAGAACATGGAAGCGATAACAGCAGCATCATATGAATCTCTTAAAGCGTAAGCTGCAGAACTTGAAGCTACTTCTTTAAAGTTTACATGTGACATATTTGTTTCAATATCATCTACGATGAATTTGAAAGCTTTAGCACTATCGACAACCAATGTAAGTTCTTGGTCAGTTAGTTTAGTTGCAGTAGTATCACTACCTCTGGTATAATCAGAGACAGAGATTACTGGTTCTTTGATAATCTTTACAGAGTCTCCAAAAGCAGATATTTCACCAGCATAGTCGGTGTTTGTTATAGCTTCTACAACCGAAGATTTTCTAAAGAAGTTTAGAACCTTTTTAGAGTAAATCGAAGGTAGGAAGAAACTATTAGTTTGTCCACTTACAGAGTTTGCAAAGTTAGCATTAGTATCGGTTGAGGGTTCAAAAAATTGAGCCATGATACATTCTCCTTTATGTTATATAGTTTACTTTACGATTCTGCCTTCTTGCATAGCATTTGATATGTCTTCTTCATACTTATCAAAATCAGCCATACTCATGGCAGCAATCTCCCTTTCAGACCATACTTTCTGTTGCTTTGGTTCTACACTTGTTGTTTTTGTAGATACCATATCTGCAGCAGATTGTCTAGTCTTTTTAGAAGATGACTTAGTTTTGACAGGTTCAATACCTAAATCTTTTTTAAACAAATCTAAAGCACGAGAAGCTAAATCGGCATCTTCAGCATTTGAGTATATCCATTTCTGAATAGAATCAGGTTGCTCTTTTGCCCATGTATGAAAGTCATCGCTGTTTCTAATATCCTCAAAATCAGGATGTCTATCATATAATCTTTTCTCTGCATCTTTTCGTATTAATTGTTGTTCTCGCTGTTGGAGTTTACTAAGGCGTTCTTCTAGAACTTTTGCTTTAGACTCCGATTGCATATGTGCAACAGTTTCTACTACTTCAAAAACATCAGGATAATTATTTTTAAACTCTTCTAGTTCTTCTTCAGTTTTAGGAGCTTTATAATCAGTTCTATTTTTAGTAGCTTCTTCTAAAAGTTCCTGTTCTCTATGTCTAAACTCATTAAGTTTATTATCATAATGTTTTTTAAGGTCGTCATACCTTTTTTTATAGTTAGGTCTTTTATAAGGTTTATCCTTATTAGTGTCTAACTCTTCAGTATTAACACTTCCTTCAGCTTCTATTTCAGTAATATCCCTACTGTTAAAAAGTTTATTTCTTTCAGTAGGTTCTTCAAAATATAAGCTTTCATTTGCAGATACAAAATCTGTTTTATCTTCATTGTGCCAATCTTTCTTTTGGTTATAAGGATTTGGCGTTTCCTCTGTTTGGACTGTATTAGTCATTTTCTTTTACTCCTTACTCAGGGCTTCATTAACAAGGTAGCTGCATAAGTCGACTGTGCAGGGCTTGTCTTGTAAAGGTAGCCTTTCTGGTTAATATTTAATAAAGTGCCTACGCTAATAGGGTAGCTTTATCTCTTTTAGCTACGGACATAATCATTTTGAACATTAGGATTAATCATATTTTCTTTAATATTTCTATTAGTTTTATCTTCTTCAAATACATTAGTACCTGTGTTAGACACTTGTTTTCTAGATATATTTGATAATATTTCTTCTTCCTCGGTGTTCATTTCACCTCCGTTAGCTACTTGTTGTCTCATATCTGCAGCAGCTTCAGCATCTTTCATCATACGCATCAATTCAGATGCTCCGATTTCTTCTGTAGCTTTTGCAGTAAAGACAAATTCTCCATCAGACAACCTTGCAGGTATACTGTCGGAGACTCCTGTTCCCGGTCCTTCAACAGGACCAGACCCAGCAAATTCTTGAGCAACATCTATTACTTTATCAAAAAGCATAGCTAATTGTTCATCTTGTTCTAATTTAGAAGTTAGCAT